CTGCGCGATGCGAATGAAGTTGTATTGGTCCTGCGGCGCAGATCCAACAACGCAGAAGGGGAATGGGTTTAGCTTGGCCCAGCCTTCTTCGGGGCTGTAATCGTTATTGGCAGGCCTGACGTAAAGATGGAAGAAAGAAGCACGGCGGGCGTAGGACTGGTTTGTTCCAGTAGAGAGACTGGTGTTTTCAACGTCGTACTTATGTAGTTTTTCGATGGAGGGGACTGAGTTGAAATTCGTGATGCCGTTAAAGCGTGTCCAGACGTTGCTTTTAATGCCGATCTCAGTTACTTCGCAGGCGCGAGAGTTTTGGAATGTGGCAAGCTCGGCTTTGCAGATAGGGAACCAAGCTTGGCCGATGTCAAACAACGGACCGTCAGCACCTTCGGGCAGGTTTGTATTTGTCGTAATAAATGGACGGTGACATACGCCAATGTATCCTGGACCGCCATCGCCATAGACGGCAATACACTTAAGGATTATTGTGTAGGGAGAAGAATCGGTTTTGTCGTAAACATTATCGGACGGCGTTCGAGAACTCACCTCAAACATGCAGTTGCCGATCATCCATTTGGTACCAATCTTCAGTAGTTCGTCTTGCTGTTCGTGTTCGGTTTGGATGGCGGAAATAATTTGCTTATTATCGACGGCGTCAAGGTCGGGGTTGGCGTAGGTAAAGTCAAGGCCGCGCTGCCTATTGGCGACAATGTTTGGATTGCTGGTGTTGTAGTACAGCGTGTCTTGTAGCTTTCCTGCGTTGTAAATGACGGTAACGGTGCCACCGACGACCATTTGGACGCGCAGACCATTGCTTTGTTGGGGCGATGTGTATTCGGTGCCATTGACGTTGGCCGAAACAATACCGAACTGGCGGGCGTAGTTACGTCCCACGCCAGCCATTTTGGGGTTGCCCGCAATCTGAAAACGTTTGGCCGTATAGGAGCCTGCTGTCTGTTCGGAAGAGCCGGACAAATAGGAGACAACTTCCCAGTTGAGGCGGTATGGCGTGCCGTTGGGGAGACCGTTGTAGGCACCGAACTGGGTACGGGACGATGGGGAGAACGAGTGGCAAAAGGCGTCTGCCGTTAGGCCTGCGAAGGTTTGGGCGTTGAAGGCGTTCTCGTCGGGGCCGATTGGCGTGCCAAAATTGCCGTAGCGGTTGTTGTGGCCGCGCAGGCGACTGTCTGGTGTGGTGCGGACACTGCCCGGCAGGGCTTGGTAGGTGGTGGTGCCAGCGATTGGTGTGCCGCCTTGGTAGTAGTACCAGCGGTAGTCGCCGTCAGGGAAGGAGTCGAGAGGGAGTTGGCCGATGTAAACGCCGGCACGGTCAGCAGCGATTTCGGCGGGGGTGCTGTATGGGCCTCGGGGCATGGGCGATTGCCCTGCCAGGAAGACCATGCTGAGGCTTTGGTAGCCGCCCCAGCTAAACATACGACTCCAGACCAGCTTGGGGCTGATCATGATGCCGCCGACGTAGTAAAAATCAGTGCGGCCGTTGATGTTTAGCTGAACGCGCTGTTGTTTGGTGAAGACAATGGGAATCGTTTCGCCGTAGCGGCTTAATTCTTGGTTGGCTTGAAAGCCGTATGTTGGGGCAAAGCGGTCGCGGCCTGCAATGCTGTCAAGCGTGCGGTTGCCGCCTTGGCGTTGTTGTGCAGGAGGTCTGGGCGCCAGCAGCAGCGAAAGGCCTTGGGAAACAACGCCAAGAACCAGCGAGATAATGGCAACAGTTAACGCGTCATTTTGTACGTCTGGAATATGCGCGTACTCCGCCGGGCGTTCGCGGCTAAGCCAGTCGATGCGTTGCTTGAACTGGAGGTATTCCTGTTCGGTGCAGCCCAGTTCTTGAATTAGCTGGCGCTCGTAAGGGAGCAGTTGCTGCGGTAGCAGCGGAGTGCAGGAAACGCTGTAAGCGGGTGCCAAGTGGCCGCTTGCAGACTGGCTGTTATGTAGAGGATGCCGTCCTGCCAAACTGTCCCGAAAGCGTAATTCTTGTGTGGTAGAAGAACCACGTCTCCATCATACAAAGGATCTAGCACGCGGCGTCCCCAGCCGTGGATAGCCTTAAGGATTTGACGAGGCGGGGCGTCGTACCAGCAGGGGTCGAAGGCGGGAGTGGCAATGCCGAAGCGATCGAGGGCTGTGTAGACGAGGTGAATGCAGTCAATGGCGCCATCAGGGTCGGTGCCGTCTGCGCCGAGGCGGTAGGGGCGACCGATCAGGTCGTACATCAGCTCAGGCGGACCTGGGCAGTGGTGGGCAGTGGGCCAAACACGTCTTCAGTGATGCGGCGTCTTGGCACGTCACCACCAACTGCGTCGATGACAGAGGAGATCTCCAGGCGGAGTTCGGCGTCACTCCAGATGGCGCCAGCTACTTGGCCTGCGTAGGAACTAAGCACGCGGTAGTCGGACTTGTTGTCGGGGTTGAGCATCAGCATGTCCACCAGCACCACCCAACTACCATCGACCAATGTGGAGGCCCAGCTACGGCTGAGCGAGTTATTGGGCAGGGCGAGTTGCGTGGACTGGTTGTCGCCGCTGCGGTTGACCGTGACGCCAGAGAAGCCGAAGGGCAGAAAGCCGTGGGTGTTGCCGTTGTAGGCGACGTTTTCGTTGATCCAGAAGTTCTGGAAGTAGAGCGGGGATGCGCCTTCCGTGCGGGGCTTGGCGGTCAGCATGTGACCTAGGGCTATTTCAGTCTTGAAGCTGGTGTCCATCAGTTCATGCCGAGGCGGCTACGGGTGGCGCGGGACTGTTGCAGACGGCGAAGGGTGCGCTGTTCGCCCTGCGTGGCGCCTTGCTGGGCGGCTTGGGCCATGCCAGTGCGGAACTGGTCGGCGGTGACGTAGTCAACGGAGTTGATGCGTTCCACGGTGTAGCGCACGTCGATGGCGGCTGGTGCCATTGTGGCGGTGCCGCCGCCGCTGGTGTCGTCGCCAGCCGGGATGACTGCAGAGCCGCGTGCGCCAGCAGCATACCGGCTCATGGCGGAGCGCATCTTGCTGGCAGGGATGATGTACTCGGCTTGCCCGCCTTCGCCGACCATGGCGCGAGTGGGGCCTGTAACAAAACCGCCATCGGCAAAAAAGGCCGGGAAAGTAGCTCCCCCGAAAGATGGTCCTATCGGCGTGATACCGCTGACGCCTCCGTAACCAGCACCGCCAAGGCTTCCACCAATTCCCCCAAGCGGACTCGAACCAGTGGAAAGTGCATTAGTACCAGAAAGATTGAAGCCTAGGCCTAAGGCCTTCAATATGCTGCCAAGAATAATCATCGTCATCTGCTGAGCGATGATATTTACAGCCATATTTATGAAGGCATCTCCGATTTGCTGGAACGTGTCTGCCAGTGCTTGCTCTGTAGATTTTGCGCCACTAATAATTTCACCGAACGCAAGACTAAAAGCATCGCCAATTACAGTTGCTCCTGTTGCAATACTATCTACTTGGACTTTTATAGGATCTAAATTTTGCTTTAATTCTGACAATTTACCAAAAATACCGGCTCCGGTGCCGCCTTCGCGGCTGATACCGAAGTTGTAACCTTGAATTATTATATCGAATAATTTTTCAGCTTCGTCTGTCTGTTTCTTCAGCGCTTCGGTCTGGAGATCAATCAGCTCCAAGCGCCGGATTTCTTGGTTTTGAGTTGTCAAAGACGTACGCTGTTCAGCGTTTTTAAGTTCTGAAATTTGTTTCTGCCTGTCCTCAAAGTCAAACTGAATTTGAAGACGCTTACGTTCGATGTCTGTGGTCGTGTTCAGTAGTTTTACTTGCCGTGCAAACTCTTGAGCTAAGGCTCTGCCTTGTTCCAGGGAGCGCTGGAGTTCTTCGGCTGTCTTGTCTTTCTTGGCTTTTGCGCCAGCGCTTCCCCCGGGAGGTAGTTGGGACGGTACGCGGATACGATCTATCTGAGGAGTTGTGCCGGGGCGTGGAATACCTGCAGGCCAGTTCTGGCTCATGCCCTGGTTCAAGTTAGTAGGCGATGCAATACCAGGGGCTCTACCGCCGTTTTGTCTCAGAGCTGCTATAGCAGAAAGAATTTTGTACGATGCCCCTAAACCAGGGATCATCCCGATAACGGAAGAAGTTACATTACTGATTAAATTTGGAATACCCGAGAGGGCGTTAACTGCTGCTATACCAAGATTTACAAGTGCGCCTGTTGTTTGAGAAAGTAGTAGGACAACAGGTTCGATACTTCTGAGTATGTTGGTAAAAGCTCCGGCAATACGGGTTACCAGTGTTTCTCCGGTACTTTGAGCTTTGTCGGCTTGTAAATCGAAACTAGCTATAATTTTTGTTGTTAAATTATCTACAGCAAGACTTATTTGTTCAAACGCTTCTTCATAGGCGGTGCGCGTTTTTCCTGGTCCTTTAGCGCTTTCATTGGCAAGGTCTACAAAAGCATTGGCAAGATCTTGTACGGAAATTTTGCCGTCTTTGGCCATTTGCAGCAATTCGCTGCGCGTAACATTGTAGGAAGCTGCTAACTTATCCTGTATCGGTATGTTTTGACTTGTGAGCTGATTTAATGTGGCTTGTGTTACTTTTCCGGATTCAAGCGCAGATGTAAAAGCATTGGCAGTCTTATCAATAGATCCACCGTAAGCAGCAGTTAGTTGAGTAAGTGCTTGAACAACACTTGCTTGGTCGTTTAACTCTAGACCTAGACCCCGAATATTCTGGACAGCAGCGGTAAACTTTTCGGCGTCAGTACCAGCAAGTTTGAAGGCTTCCTGAAGGTTGCGTGTTTGTTCTGCGCTGAAGCCGATGTCGGCGGCGAGTTCTTTGATTTTTCCGCCTTGTTCAGCGATACCGCCAAGGAGCGTTCCAAGGAGAGAACCAGCGAAGCCGCCGGTGCCGCCGAGGAGACCACCAAGTGCGCCGCCGAGTGCGCCGCCGGTTGCGGCTCCACCGCCTTGACCGAACAGTAGCGGGAAGGCGCCACCGATTACGGCGTTGCTGACGACACCGCCGAGGCGATTGGTACCTCGTCTACCTGGGGCTGCGGCTTGTGGGCGTCTGCCGAATTGAGATAGAGGAATGGGCCCTTCTACAGGGAAGGGTCCCGCGGTGCGTCCCGTAGCACCGGGCATATTCATAGATGGGACGCCAATGCCTAGTCGGCGTAGACGTTCTTGTTCTTGGTTGTATCGTTGTTGGAAGCGAGTTCCCCGAGCAAGCGACTCGTTAAAGGCTTCTTGGTTTGTTTGGATGCGTTGGATGCCTCGAGCGGTTGCGTTGAGGAGGTTGGTGTCTGGGAGGAAGCGGTTGAATTCGGCGTCTACTTTCTTTGTGCTTTGCGCCAGTTGGGTGTTGGCCTGAGCAAGGCGCAACGTGGCCTGGGCTTCGTCGAGAGTCCGACCACGGCCAGGCCGGCCACCGAGGCGTTCGACCTGGCCAGTTATGCGGCGGCGGGCTCCACCGGACATAGCGGGGGAGCCAGGGGCTGCGGCCGGTAGCATCAGTTGGGCTGCTGGTGCCGCAAGGTTGAGGGCTGCGACCTGTTTGGCTATGCGTTGTTGACGCAGGAACGCTGCGGTTTGACGGTTGGCGGCCTGGGCTGCTTCGTCTGTGCGAGCGATGAAGTCGCGTTGCCGGTCGTTTAGTTTTTCGATTTGACGGGCGGTTTCGGCAGCTGCAGTGGATTGCTCACTAAGGGCGACGCGACCTTCGGCCCGCATGTAGAGGGAGCGGGAACCGGCTTCGCGTATTTGCGCTTGGCGGGCGATGGATTCGCGGAAAGCGGCCGAACCACCTTCTTCGCCGCGGCGGATCCGGGCGATTCGTTGCTGCAGTTGTAGGCGGCGGGCGGCGTTAGGATCAACCGCTCCAAGCAAAGCGTTTTGGGCTCTTTTTTCTGCCGTCAGCATTTTTTCGACGGCTAACAGCTGATTCGCTGCTACAACGGATTCCTGCGTGAAAGATACGTACTTGTCGAGTTCTTGTTTTGCTTGGGACAGTTCGGCACGCAACAACTCCATGGGAGCTGCGGTGCGTTTGATCGTCTCTTCAACTTTGTTTAAGCCGGTTACGATACCAGCGATATTTGTTACTGTTTGGGCGCCAATCGCTTTGTCGATTGCACTTCCGAGGCCCACGGCTGCGGAGCTGGCCTTGAGTAGCTGCGGCGCGAAAGCCATTGCAGCGACAGTGGCCAATCCCATTGCATTGGGAATGTGGCCGATTTGAGAAAGGATGTCGCCGACAACGGCCGGAACACCGCCAAGCGAGCTGTTAAACGCTGAACCAGCAGCTCGAACAGCTCCTGTTAAGGGTCCTAAGCTTGCTGTGGCTGTAGATATTGAGGCGCTGAGTTGTCCGACGCCTAAGATTGCGCCAGTGAATAAGCCTCTGGACAGGACATTTTTTGCTTCCTGGCCGAAATTCTGGATGCCTTGGGTAGCTGCACGGATACCGCCCTGGATCGAGCCGGTACCAACGCCGCTGGCTGTCTTTGCAAGCTGGTCGAGCTTGGCCTGAAGTTTGTCGAGGCTTGTGTCGGCCCGACGAGTATCGGCGCTTACTACAATTTTGGCGTCGTACTCGGCCACGTACGTCCGTCGGAGCGTATAGCCAGTCTACAGATGAAAAAGCCGCCGGGGTTAGCGGCGGCGTTTGGCCTTTTCCAGCTCTTTTTGCTGGTCCTCGTTGAGGATCTGGAAGTAGGCGCTCCAGCCGATCAGTTCTTCGGCGGTCATGGTGGCCCGGACTGCGCTGAGGGACATACCTAGCTCTTTGGCGACTCCGAACTGGAGCATGAGCCAGTTGTCCTTGCGGAGTTCGGTGCTTAGCTCTTTGGGTCGAGGGGCTCGGCGTCGTCGGTGATGATGGCCAGCATCAAAGCTTGGAGGTCCTTGTCCTTGACCTCGTTTTTGAGGACGTCGATTTCGCCGGGATTAAAAATTTTGGCTCCGGACTCGTCCAGGGCTTTGGTAATAAGAAGTTGGAGGGCGAAGGCGGTGGCGTCGTCGGACTTGGCCTGCTTTTGGGCGCGTTCGCGCTCGGCCATGGTCAGTGGGGTGACCCACATCTCGAAGGTGCTGCCGTCGCTGAGTTCGACGGACTTTTTGACGGGCTCCAGGTTGGCGGCCTTGCGGAGGCGGTCGATAGCGCGAGTTGGAACGGGCATACAACAGAGTGTTGATGTAACTACTGTAGCGCAATAGACATGAAAAAGCCCCGGTTTCCCGGGGCCGTGGGGTGTTCCAGTAGATGGATCAGGACTGGGCAAAGTCGAAGGTGGGGGTGCCGGAGGGGCGGAAGTTGACGGTCACCGATTGGGCGTCGTCGGGGTTGATGTTGAGGCTGGCCGAGGTCAGCACGGCGTCGAAGGAGATCGAGCGGCTGAGGGTCTCGCTCAAGCTGCCGCCGCTGAAGACGCGGTCGGTGTAGAGCTTGAAGGCGGCGCCGGTTTGTTGGCGCTGCAGCACGTCCTGGATCATGCGGTTGGACAGGGCGGCGTCTTCGTTGGTCATGTAGACCGTGGCGGTGCCGGTGCCGTCGCCGAAGCCGCTGATGTAGCTGCGGAAGGGGACGTATTGACCGGGGGTTTGGCCGATCGTGGTGACGTCGATTTCGGCGCGACTGATCTCGAAGCTCCAGTCGCGGACTTGGCCAACGACGGCGAAGTCGGCGTAGTAGACCTCGAACTCGTTGGGGGCGGCAACAGTGCCGTCATCGTTGAGGTTCACGGCCGCACCACCGGCGGTGGCAGAGACCTGCAGAGCGCCAGTCGAGGCGGTGTAGGCGATGACGTAGTAGGTGGTGGCGTCAGAGAGGGGGGCAGGCAGGGTGCCGGTGCCGGAGCCGCCGGTCTGACTGTTCACCACGCGAAACTTGACGGGGTCGCCAACCTTGAAGTTCAGGAAGGTCTGGACCGTGATGGTCTCGGAGGTTGTATTGACGTCGGCTTCACCGAAAGATCCGGTGGTGCCGGCGGGCTTGTAGTAGAGGGCGCCGGACGTGCCGGACAGGACGGTGGTGGCCATGGGGCGTACCAGTAAATGTCGTGGTGGGGGCGGGCACTGCCCGGCTTAGTACAGATTAGCGTCTTCTGTACTTTGTATCTAGGAAAGCACCGTAGCCACGTATGAGGTCTCGATGCGTCCCATGAACAGAGGTGATGCTTCTGTAGCGGAGAATGTGGGGCCGTTTATTTCACCGACGCGGAAGTAGACGCCTGTTGAAGGTTTTGCAGTGTTATTGAGGGTTTCTAGAACGTTGACTGCGGTGGTGATAAGGGTTTGATTGCGGGCGGGACCTTTGCCTTTTTCGGTGAAGATGCGGATGACGATTGCACCGCGTGCGTTGTCCATGCTACCGACGAGCATGGGTTCGTTGGTTAGTCCGAAGGTGACGTTGACCTTGACGTGTTCGGTTGTGGTGTTGGCGGGGGCGGCGGTGATGTTATCGAAGTAGACCGGGACTGGTGGAACGAGGGCATTGAACGCGCTCAGGAGTGGATTTTCGACCGCAGCGCGGATGGCTTGATAGTTCATTGGAATTCAGTATTGACCCCACGCTCCAGGGCTCGTTGCATTTTGCCGCCTTGGACGTAGGTGGGGTACCAGTCAAGAGGGGCGGTGGAGCGGTTATCGCTTGCTCCTTTTGAGCGGGGGCCTACTTGACCGCGGCGACCGCCGACTGGGCGAGTTCCACGGAAGAGGACATCGCCTTCCGGTTCGTAGCCGGGGTAGATGAAGCCTTCGCTGGGGACTTCAAGGTCCATGGCAACGGCGGCGTGGGGGGCACGGTTGCCGACAATAAGTTTTGTTACTCGTGCCATTTCGCGTGCTGTTACAGGTAGCTCGGGAATATCGGAGAGTTTGTACGGGTAGGCGGCGGGAATGGATTGGCCGGTGGCTGGGGAGTAGGCTTCCCAGCTGTCGCGGAATTCGCCGCTCCAGGTAGGGCCGGCCTCGGCGAGGTCATTCATGATGTTGCGAGCGACTGTGCGCGTTGTCTTGTTGACTTTGACGCGGAGGTCGCGCTTGGCTTTGGAAATCGCTCCCATTACTGCGGCCTCGCAATGATGGTGTGGAGGATGGGGGAGTCGCCGCGGTAGCTGGTGATGTTGATGATTTTGGCCTCGCGGGTGACGCCGGCTTGGGTGTACTGGATGCGGTCGGCCTCAGTGGGGTAGTACGTGCCAAGCTCGCTGGCGCTCATGATGATTTTGATGTCGGTGGACTGGTAGAGGCCCTCGGATTCACGGGAACTGATGGGGGAGATCAGGCCTTTGGCGGTGACGTTCGTGTCGGCTCCAGTGATGTTGCCCGTGGCGGGGTCGTAGGTGCGGGGGGTGGCGGTTTTGATGAACGTGATGGATTGGCCCCAGTCCGCGATGAGGGATGGGGGGATGGAAGCGAAGGTGTCGTCGATCAGGCCCATGTCAGCCTCGGAATAGACGGACGGCGTAGTTGGCGGCCCCGCCCATGCAGTAGGGGCCTAGGTAAGACTGGAGCCAGGGGTAGACGTCGAAGACGTTGTTGATGACGCCGCTGGTTTGTGAAGTTTTGTTGTATTTGACGCGGAGGTCGCCGAGTTCGACTTCGTCGTAGATGCCTGTGGTGCCGGTGGTGCCGGTGATGGCGTCGGTGTCGTTGGCGAGGGCCCGGGCCAGCTCGTAGGTGGCGGTTTTAATCGGGTCCGGGATCAGGGTGCAGGCGAGGTCGATGCCGTCGACCGTGTAGTCCTCGCGGGGCCATTTCAGGGCTTGCGTGGTGGTGCAGCGGTCGCCGTAGAAGCTCAGGCCGTCGATCCAGCGGGTGGCGGAGATTAGGGAGCGGTTCTTTTGGTCGTCGGTCTTGTTGGTCCAGGTGGAGGAGTCGGGGACCGTCTCGAAGTAGGCGTTGGCAGCCGCGAGCGTCACATACGAGTTGGCGTTGGCGCCAGACAAGGTTGCGTCGATGGCGGCAGGCACGGTCAGTACAGTCTTTGTCTGAGTCTAGCCTCGGTTGTGAGTTTTCTTTGTTTCTTGGGTTGACTCAAGATGGAGGCGTGGTAAATGGTTGCTCCAGACATTTCGAGGTCGGCGACGCGCTCTAAGTGGGCTCCGTGGGGGACGTCTTCGTGCCAGAGGCGGTTATCCTGTGATATGTAAAGGCGAACTGTTGCCATGCCCGCTCGTAAAACTGCCGAGGCCAGCCTAGAGGCCAAGACGGATAAGGTCTCGTCGTTCCTACCTGGGGATGAGATTCGAACTCTGGATGTTGTAGTGCCGGAGGCCCGGAGACTGCACGAGGAAGATGGCCTGACGGTGCCGGAGATTTCGGCAAAGTTGCAGGTCAGTTATGACGTGCTGAACCAGGTGTTTTTGCAGTCGTACAAGATGGC